CCCGGTCTGTTTATTAACCAACTAAATCGGTTTCTCTCTAGACATAACAATTGGGATGTTGTTCTTTTAGCTGGAAACAATATTCCACCATACACTCGGGATGGCGACGAGTGTGTAAAGGTTGCGCGTTGCCAAACAACCACAGGATATCTTGTAAACGGACATTATTATGATACGTTGATTCAAAATATTAAAAATAGTATAGTAAACTTGTTGAGAGAACCAGCTAATCATGTAAATTATGCGATTGATAAATATTGGTTTTCTTTGCAACAACGAGATAATTGGTATCTACTTACCCCGCTCACCGTCGTGCAGAGAGAAGGGTATAGTGATATTGAAAAAAGAGTAACCAATTTTGTCAAGGCGATGACTGACTTGGATAAAAAGGAGCTCATTGCTGCATACATGAAACGCTTAGAAGAGTCCTCCAAGATTTTATGAGCTCGTTGATGTCGCAGCATCAACACCCATGTCTTTGAAAAAAATATCAGTATCTAAATGCAACATCGGATTCTTGTATCTATTGTGAAGATGCATACCCATGGCATAATCCTCTAGGTATTCCTGAAAAATCAATTCTCTCTTGGATATAAGATATACTATCGCCTCCATCGAGAGAATATAAAATCTACCCGAACAATATTTTGTAACATAGACTGGTAACTCCTTTGGCAATTCGGGGTGAATTCGGTAATACTGGCTTAGATATGCTTTGGGTACATCTACTATGTTTCCAGAATAATGTATCTTCGCAGTTTGCATTCTCCTTTCCAACATTTTGTTTATATTCTCAAAAAATTTATTTGGGTTGTTTGATTGCAACATTTGATCGTCGTCTGTTTTGAATATATATTGTATCGCGGGAAACGACTGCTGAACGGCGGCATATGCGGATATGACCTTTTTGGGCAAGGAATTATAATCATCAGGGGTTTTCACCCACAATATTCTCTCTTGATCGTCAAATTGATAGTTTGTCTCCAACTCCGGATTCCCTAGGACATGGTAATATGGAATATGTAGACCCTTTAACCAAGTTTCGCGTTGTTTCGCGGCCTTGTCCTTGTATTTTACACAATTCATAATGAGTAACAATGAGCTAATTGGTTCTGCGGCCATATTATGTATCATATAAAAATATATTTATATAAATTTTTATATGATATGATAATTACTTAACATATGTTAAAATATGTAAATAAATTATTTACATATTTATATGCGAAAACATAGTATCGCTAATTTTGTGATAGGTTTACACATGTCATTTGAACAAGGTGGGGGTGGTTGCGTTGTTCAATGTTATTTAGCAAATTTATTAAGACATCGTGGTTTTAATGTAAGAGTTCTTACTACTTGGACGAATCCACCAGAACTTACGCCTCCAAATTTTATATTCACACATGCTGGTACAGATAAACCTACTGATATAGACGTATCAAGTGATGATACTATCGTTATTTATTGTGAAGGTGTAGATGGAAATCCGTTTGGGGCTAAAAATGTCGTTAGATGGATGTTAAGCGAGCTTGGAAAAAATGTGCCACATACGTGCATGCATAGTTGGGGTAAAAATGAGGTAGTATATTATTTTAATGGGGAACCTAAACATTTTAGAGAACCTGAAAAAATGGGAAATATATATAGACTTTTCTCTCTGATATATTTTAATCCTAATGTTAAACAATATAACCATCACCCAAGAAACAAAGAGTGTTATACTTTGAGGAAAGCAATCCATCGCGTTTATCATAAACACCTACACAAGATCCACTCAAATAATTCTACACATATCGAATTCGATAATAATCATAATGCAACAATTTCTATATTTAATAATTACAAATGCTTTTATTCTTACGACCCATTAACTTGGTTAATATTTATGGCGCCTGTATGCGGATGTTATACGATAGTATATCCTGTAAAGGGTCAAGATAAACGTACATGGTTAAGTAATACATCATTAGGCATCTACATGAAAGAAAGAAATATCGAAGACATATATGGTGTTGGATATGGATTATCTGAACGTGAATATGCTAAATCAACACTCCATTTAGCAAAACAACAATGGGATGATATGAAGTATTATTTCAATGTAACATGTCTGGATAAATTTCTTGGAGACATGAATCATTTTCATGACTTGAATAATAGAGTAGAAAATAATTTTGCATAAAATAATACATTCAGCAAATATTTGTATTTGTACCAAAAAAGATTTTAATGCGCCTTTTAATTTCGAGTAAAAATTTTTATACGATTAATATTATTCGATAATATATTTTTTTAAATATTTGTCATATAGACAAGGTAAATTATTATTATCTCTTATGGGTATGTTTGTCATACTTATACCATTTCGTCCAAATAAATCTGATTTGTTTTTAATTCGCTCTTCGATTTGTTTTTCATTCGTAAATTCAGTCTTATTGTACTCTTGATGAGTAAAATTTTCCAATTTATTTTTAATGAATTTTTCATTTCCAAAATAACTTAAATGCCATCCAGCAGAAGGCAGTATTTGGCAATCGTAAAAACGAATATTATCACATGAAATGTTAAGCTCTTTATATTTTTGAAAAGTCAAAATTTTTGCATGATGCCATTTATCGTTCATACGAGTGTTTAAATTATAGTAATAAAAATCCATTTCTAATATATTTACACTTATTGACAATGCATTTGTTTTAATATTTGATAGAGTGCTCGGTTTTGGAATTTCATCTAAGTCAGTTATAGTAATTATATCTGTAGGTTGCAATCTTAATCTATCTATTCCTCTTGAAATACAATTTCGTTGAAATTTTTCATTTACCCATTGTTCGCTATTTTCAATATTTATATTTGGATATTTATGTGGAAAATCATCAACTATTACATGTATAATTTTATGATTAAACCTTTCAAATAATTGTTTATTTTCATCATAATATAATGGTTTTTTTTTACCAACATGGGTATGTGTAGATTCTACCAACACAAAATAATCTACGATATCATTGAGCGCGTTTAATCTATATGCTAATAAATCAAATTCATTGTAAAATATAAAACAATCTACTATTTTTTTATCATAAATTTTATCACAAATTTTATCACAAATTTTATCACAAATATTCAATTTATAATTGTTAAAAATATTTTTAAATAAAGACATGACATATTCGGGAGAATATAATGTATAAGCATTCCAATCATACCGCGATTTTATAATGTCCTTTATATTTGTGAAAATCTGAATAAGCGACTCTTTTGATGTGTAAGTTAATGCTTTATCTCCTAAAATTTTAATATGCTCCAAATCACCACAAGGGCATGTTATAATAGGTTTATTTTTTATTGAAAATTCTGCAATACTTAAACCAAAAGTTTCACCCATATCTCTTGCATGGATCATCGCATCACACGTGTTTATAAACTTTACCTTGTATATCAAATTGATATTTTTATCTAAATAGATAATCCTTGGATGTTCGTAAAATTTATTAGTATTCATAAACAAAAAGTAAGCATTATTATTTACACGTAAAAATTCTACGATTGCTTCTCGTGCAATATTAATATTAAATTCATCATATCCGCCGTATCTACCAAATACAATAGCATCTTTGGGAATATGTAAGTCATCTCTTAAATCTTCAAAGCAAATAGGTAAATCTACTATATATGGAATTACTTGTACGTTTGTATTTAACTTTGAATTTAACATCTCGGAAATACTAATATAAAAATCGCTTTCTGGATAAGTAGTATCAAACACACAATGTTTTATTGTTTTACAATTTCCCCATATTAATTTATTTTCAAATTGATAAATATCATTACCTCCACCATAGGTTTGTGTATAAAAAAAATGCAAGTCATATTTTTTGATAACATCCGACATTTCTTGCATATCATTTATTTCTACAATTTGAAATTTTGATTTGAATTTATCGTAAGAATGTCTTTCTGTAGAAAATCCTAAGCTCTGTTTTTTTGTATCAGTCAAACATATAATTATACTATTATTTCTTAATATATGCTTGTTATATTTTGCATAATCATAAATAGATACTTCGGTTCCACGTTCTGTAAAATGTCTTACAAAAAATGCAATATTCATTATATAATATTGTATTTTTATTTATATAAGTTTAACTTAAACGTAATAATATTAATATTTTATTTTATAAATTTATATGCCTTTTCTATATCTATATTTTTATCAACATAGTTGTCCTCTGTATATCTTTCTTCATAATGATTTACATTTGAGTTCCATAAAGACAAGTAATTACCTATTTTAGTTTTAGTAAGCCAGAATTCTGGTGAATTATATTCGGCTTGAACAGGTAAACTTAATTTTTTTATATAGTGCGATTTAGACCACCAAAAATTTCCAGCATAATGTAAACGCGATTCATCTTGTAAATTAACCCCTACCGCGTCAAAAATACACAATTGGTTTAAACATGTATCATGCTTATAAATGTTAAAATAACTTAGGTATTTAACCCAATCTGTTACATTAATATTCGTATTATTGTGTCTAATTCCCTTTGTGTGAAGATATAATACATTAAAATCTTCTAATAATGCATGTTCATGTAATAACAATAGAGTGCTTGTTTCATATGAGTTTAGATTACTAGAAGTGCCTATAATTTTAATTTTAGAATCATTAAACCAGGCAAGATTATTATTATTTTCTGTTAAAACATTGCATCTAATTTCATGAATTTTATTATATAGCCCGCTTTTTTTAATATCCGTTAACAAGGTATCAAATACTTCTTTCCAGTTATTTATACAACATACATGAATATATATATACGTTTTTTTATTTGTAGTAGTTATAACATTATCAATAATATATTCATCATTATAAATGTGGTCTAAGTCAATATATACCTGACTTTTATTTTTAATGCATTTTCCAATATAATAACTAAACGTCGAACCATTTAAATTTACTACATTAAAATTCCCAATAAAAATATTATTGCAATATTTGGATATTAATAAATCTACTATTGCATTTTTTTCTCTATCATCAAAAAATTTACCACTAAATTTAAAAAAATAATTATTTTCGTTCAAATAATCAATAACGCGATTAGATAAAGAATTAGATAATATTATATTTTGATCTGTCTTAGATATATATTTTTTAATCAATCCAATATATTTATTTTCAATATATTCTTTATATTTATCTTCTGACATACCATTCATTTTAGACCAATGCCTTGTTGCATCATCTTCCAATCTTAAATGTAATACATTGATTTTATTATTGATATTTATGTCTTTTAATATCAAACTTGATTTGTCTATAAAATCATGCGTATAATGAATATTAGTTAGTATATTTTCAAACATGTTAATATTATGAGAATTTATCCAATTAAATGTCAATATATAAGGTGAATTTAAAAAATCTATATTAATATCCTCTAATAAATGTTCGTTGTATGTTTCTTCTATAGTATAATCATTTATTTTGTATGTGAAAAAGATATTTTTTAGTTTTCCAAAACAGGGATCTCCTTGTATATGATTAAAAATTGTATTTTTATCTATATATAGTGTATTGTCTTTATAAAATTTTTCTATAATGGATGCTGTCAAATCTATATTATTTGTTTTGGTTCCATATTTGACATTGGACAATTCAAAGTTTATATCATATTTATCAAGAATTATAATACCATAAGTTTTTTTCAAAAATATATTCATTTCTTTAATATTAAATATTTGTGATATGGGAGTATAAATTGTCTTTGATATATCATTTAAAAAAGAATCTACAACTACAACTTTATGTCCGCTTTTACAAGCAATTATTATACTTGTTATCAAGCTGAATATTTGATTTGTAAAACCAGCGCCAGTAGTATTAATTTTTGAATAGTATATCATATTATTAAACTTACAAAAAAATAATAATATAAAAACGAATTATACCTTTATTTTTTGCCACGAGGGTGGGAATAAATCATCCACGTAAATATTTGAACCGCTTCCACAAAACCATACATTTGGATAGCAGACTATCTTGTCCTTGTAAGAATTAAAATATGCGCCAAACCAACTAAATGAACTATTTGCAATAATATTATGTGTACAGCCGCTCATTAAAAGCATTTGCTCCCAGTCAGCCATTTGGTCCGACGCCTTTTCAAACGTCAATAAAGGAAAGACCTCTGCCAAGCAGTTGATGATATTTATCACTTCATTATTATCCTCCGCCTCACAAAAATATACAACCTTCCACTTTTGAAGTTGACACGACGAGAGAATATGTGTTAACGCATTCTTATAATAATTAAACCCCATAATCGGGTGAAAATGACCCAGATGTTTATAATCGCCAAGACGAAAATGCATTGCAATTGTGTTTTTTAAATCCATTTTATGCTTTGACAAACATTCTGTCCTTTGTTTCTCCAACTGAATCAACCGAAAAATGTCATTCTGTCTCTCTTCAAAATATTTATAGCTTTGAAAATATCCGTCAAATATTGTGTGATCGCTTGATGATAAAAGCGGGAGTTCACGATATTCCATATCGGGATATCTTATTATTTTTGTGTTTGTAGAGGGATATTCCTTTATAGTGAATGATTTAAGGGATTTCAAAAAGGACTCCCAGTAGCTATGTCGCGGGGTAATAGAAGGAACAAAATCAGTGTATACAAATTTAAATGGCTGATTGTGCTTTAGCGAATATGCAATGACCGCAAATATTTGAAATAATTGATTTCCTAATCCGCCTTTTAAATTACACGTAATCATATAATACTACTAAGTATAAAAAAGATTTGTTTAATATTATTACAATAAAATCTATTTATCTAACTTGTTTTGATGATGAGATAAAAATATTAATATACTATCTAATCCTGATGATTATTTAGGATTATAATAATATAACATATTCAAGCAAGTATAATGCATATTTTATTATATATATGTGTTATTAATAAGTATATCTATATTTGTTTTTTTAATATTTGCGTTTTTATTATTTTGAATAAAATCCAAAAGTTCAGATTGATCCATGCTAGGATTCAACATAATTCGTATATATTTGTCTAAAATGTTATCATTTTCTATATGCGCTTTAAAATATTTTTCATAAATTAAATCATCATGTTTGACATAATTATAAAAAGTATTGTATATTGGCATTATTTTTGTTGATAAATCTAAATTCTTACATAACTTTCCAATTATATTAAAGTCACTATTAATTGCTTCTAATTTTTCTGGATCATTATTGTCAGAATAATTTTCACAAAAATTCATACAAATCATTTTTTTATTAACATGATTTCCAAACGCGGCATGGTAAAGACTTAAATTAAATATTACAAAATCACCATAGTCATTATTAATAGAATAACTAGGAATATTGTTAGTATTTTCACCGAAAAATGATGGTTCAAATCCACCCGGTCCTAAAAATAATGGAATGGCCTTTTTAGATATAATATTATTATATTTTTCTGTTATTTGACTACCCGGTAAAACTCTCAAACAACCAGTTGTTTCATTTAGTTTGTTAAGATAAAAACAACATTTTAGATAATGATTCTTTGTTTTTCTATCACAATGCCAATTCGTATCTGATGAATATATTTTTGAATCTGATCCTGTGTAACTATAATTTGCATTAAAGACCTTTTCTAAAATCATATGAATTTTGTTGTTTAGTATGATATTTACAAAAAATGTAAGTTTTTCCATTGCCCGAGGAATGTAGTCTAATATATCCTTCTTTATATATTTTACAACATTATATGAGTAAGCTTTTATCATGTTTTCATTTACACTTATGAATAAATTATTTATTTTTAAAAATCCAAATGTATTATAAAAATTTCTTATGGCATCCATATTGCAGGTTTCAAATGTTAAATAAGTATTCATATTGTAGTTGCTTATGCTTAAATTTTGTAAAAAATTATTAACGTATATATTATGAATTTCTAATGTTTGAAATAAATGTTCTAATTGAAATGTATTTGTATGATTGTTTATTACAACAACCCCAAGTTGATTTTTTAAATCAATAGAAATAATAATATTATACGATTTATTTAAATTTAAATTATAAGCTATTCGATATGTTTTATGATACAACCTTAATATAAGCTCGTTTCTTTCTCTATATAGGACTAAATTTGTCATGTTTATAATTTCATACGTTCCATTTTTATTTATGTCAAAAATAAATTTTAACGTAATGTCGTCAAATATTTCTTTATTTACAATACTTAATGATTCGTATTTATAAAAACAATTTAATATCTTTCTTGGATAATTTAAATACCACGTATCTATACTCGGTAAATAGTGGTCTAGTTCTTGTAAAATTGGAATATTATAGTTATACAATTTAAAATTAAAGAGTGTTCCATTTTTAAGCATTCGTTCATTGTTAAATCCTCCGCAAATAGATATATTATTCACGTTAAACATATTTTTATTTGTAATGCAAGAACCAATATAATTATTAAGATTGTAAGATATGTTGTTATTAGAAATTGCAATTTTTAAAGAAACCTTTTCATGTGGTTTAATAGCAATATTATTTAATATATAACCATCAAACTTCTTGTCACTAACGCCTATAATCAATGCTACAAAACCATTTTTATCTATTTCTAATCTAGGTCCAACATTAATACTTCCATAATTAAGGTCAAAAATATTTTGGTAATCAAAATTAAAAGAGTTCATAATAAAATTTGTTTCGATCGATAGTGCATTACATGTAATATTTGCCTTAATAATATTATGTTGTAATCCATTTTTATTAAAAAGATTAAATATAGGTTCGGTGAATCTAACTTCTTCAAAATTAACTCTTTTCATAATAATATCTTTAAAATTTTTCATACTTTCTTCCAAGCGATCATCTATATTAAATATAACATTGTTTCTATACAAATCATCATTATAATAATCTATTATATCAGGATGATAAACATTTGCAGTTTTAAATACATTTTTTAAAATATTAATATTTTTGAAAAATATAATGTCTGTATTATTAAAAGATTCATATGTTTCCGAACTTGGGATATTACATAAAAAACGTATAACATTCTTAAAATTAAAAGGATTTCCTTTTATTTTTTCATGATACATGATAAAATCGGTATTTATATCTGCATTGTAATGGGTATTTAATATATCAGTGTTAACATGTATGATATTAACCTCAAAGGTTGTTTTAGATTGAATTTCAATAGACAACTTTTCTAAATAATATTTGTCTTTCTCGTGGTTAGTGTCATGGGAACAAATGTATATTTTCATATACTTATATAATATTATATATTATATATTTTATTTCTACCCTTAAAGATTTAAATAACAAACAAGTATAAAAAAGATTTGTTTAATATTATTACAATAAAATCTATTTATATAGATGTGGTCCACAACCCACAACCAGGCTACATGATATAGTAGTATTTTTGAAAAGCCCTCTCTACATCTTGCTCCACGTTTTTTATGTGAATTTTTTCCCAATAAGTTGAGTCTTGCAACTCCATCGGTGAGAGAACCCATTCCACATTCGCATCTGGTGAAATCATCTCTTGGAATTGTTTTGCCCGTTCATAATGAAATTGAGATGTCACCACATAGACGCGGTCATATTGCGACCCGTTTTTCTTCAAATAGCTGTCTACCATGATAAAGTTCTCCGCCGTATTTTGAGAAATCGTATCATAAATATAGTTCCATGGATTCATTGCTCTTGTGCTATTTGTATTATGCTCTGAAATAATTTTTTGCATTTTTTTTGCTTCGCTCGTAACATCGCGGAATGGATCTTTTATGCCACCGCTCAAAAACCAATCAATCTGGGCATTCGGATAGGCAGCTGAAATGGTAAGGGCCGTGTGAATTCTATCATACAAGATAGCAGTAATATTGCACCCAAGCAGTATAATCAAAAGAGTAAGCATTTATTGTTGTTCGACGTATGTCGTATATATTGTTTGTATAGCATTATATCCTTAGATTTTGTTTCAATTTTTTTGGCGCTGGTTTAGGCAATTATTTTCAAGCGTAATATACAAGAAAGCACATGTATAAGTTAACATTAGCAGAACGTGATTTATATTTAGTACATATTGATACACTCATAAACGAAAAGCGCAAAATGCTTCTTGAAAAACAAAAAACGCTCCAACAAACTGCCAAGGAAAATGAATATTTAGAAATGGTGCGTAATGATTATAGAAAATACTATAACCACATAGTCAAACAAAAAGAAGACCAAATAAACGCCATGAATTATTTGAAGCAATATATCGATGAAATTATGGTTAACGGAAAATTGACGGATACAGATTTAGAAAATGCAAAAATGGAACAGGACGAGCTTATTCAGGAAATGGCCGATATTAAAAGTAAGATGGACGAGATAACTCAAGTACAACAAGAGAAAGCGGAAGGGGAGGATATCAGTGATGCGGTGGATTCTGACATTATTTCATATTCGTAAAATTATAATACTCAATTCAAATATATATTTTATTACTAATATATATATACTTTATGCAATCTTTAGATACCTCATTGGGGAATTTAAATACAGCAATACAAAGAAAAAATCAACAAGGCGAGAACTATGTAAACATGGTAAATGCGCTTATTGAGGAAATTACAAATTTCTTAAATGGCGTACAGCAAAATAATGATACTTCTGCCGCCCTACAACAACAACTCAATGCAGCAAATGCAGAAATACGCCGATTAACCGAAGAAAATGCAAGAACCCAAGAACAATTAAGGGCGTTGCAGGATAGAGCAAATGC